ATTGCTACAGATACAAGAGCTGAGACGAATACCGTGTCGAGCACGGTTGTAACTAACTCGACCCCGCCTACTGCAAATGCACCTTCTATAATAAATTCTAATAGTGATATATGTAAGGTGGGTGTTGGAGGAAGTGTACAAAATAACGTATTAGGTTTAGCTACAGGAATATTAGTAGACGATGAACTTTGTCAAAGTTTAAAACTATCTCGTTCTTTATACTCAATGGGAATGAAAGTTGCAGCAGTATCAGTCTTATGTCAAGATCCACGAGTGTTTGATGCAATGACTGATGCAGGAACCCCGTGTCCATATAATGGTATGATCGGTGCCGAAGCGCAACAAGCCTGGTTAGATAATGCAGATGAAATTCCAAATGGTAGTAAATACAAAGCAGATTATATTGAAGCAAGAGTAGAAGAACAACCAGAAGGAGATAATGATGCTCTTAAGAATTTTGGTCTTATGGCTCTTTCTTTGTTACTCTTATTCTAAGGCGGATTGTTTACCTGACACAACAGGTAAAAACTTTTCAGGTCTTTGTACTCCAGGTGTAACGATTACAGAAGAAGAAAATGTTGTTGTTACTGAAGAGGACAAGGGCACAGAAATAGTAACCACTACTACGACCACCACTACAACTACTACTACAACTGTTACTAACGAAGACTCAGGTAATATTTTAGATAGCTCAAATGGTTATGTAGGTACTCAAGATGATGGTGATATGCGAACAGATTGGGGTGGGCAAGGTCCTGCATCTATGCCAACTGGTAATACATGTGGTGAGCTAGGAGCAGATAGATGCGCACAAATTACTGGGTCTGGTAATAGCACCTCGACAATGGGTGTGCCAGGTATGGGTACAACCTTTATAATTAATAATATTAATATTTCTGATTTAGAAATAGATAAAGGTGGTGAGGTAAGATATACAATAGAAGTAGATAAACGAGATGCTCAAGATAGAATATACATGCACATCACAGGGCGTAATGGATCTAACACAGTTTTTCAAGGAACTGATATTTTGTCTGAATCTGGAATTGCATCAGGTTACCAGTCATACAGTGGGTCTTTTGATTTCAGTGGTGTTTTAAATAGAATAACTGTTGAAGTAGGTGGGCGAGATATTAATCTTGGTATTGGACCTTTATTTGATGATGTAACTGTTAATGTATTTTATAATGTTATAAATACAATTATTACACAGCAGATAACAACAGTAGAAGAAATATATTATTTAAATATATTTGATCCTGTAGAGATAGAGTTTGTAGAAGAAGTATTTGAATATAACGATATTAGTTTAGATGACGCAGGTGAAATAGAATTTGTTCCTATTGAACCACAACAAGAAGAAGTATCGTATGAAACTGTAGAGTTAGAAATACAAGAGTTTGAAATAGACATCCCTGAACCAGAAGTAGCTAATATAGAAGTAGAAGCTGAAATGGAAATAGAGATGGAGATGGAAATGGAAGTAGCACAATTAGAAGAGACAGTAGATGAACAACCAACAGAAGAAGAAACAACCGAACCCGATAGCGAAACTACTGAAGAACCCGTTATGGAAGTTGAGGATAGTACCGAGCAAGAAGATATACAACAGGAAGAAGTTGAAGAACCCAAAGAACCTGTAAAAGAACCTAGTGCAAAAGAAAAAGCTGCAACTAAAATAGTAAAAAAGATGGATGATAAAGCAAGATATGATGAATCTAATCAAATGAAAACTTTAATTGTAATGCAAATACTAGGAAATACTAAAACATTTTTTGATACTCAGTCAACAATACAAGATACAAATGTTAATGAGTACTTAAATAAAACAATAGATGATCAATATGGTGATCTATTTATAGCAGAACAAGGACAAATAATGGAGGATATAATAAATGCCCAGTATTGAATATAGCGGAATGAAGGTATCTGGAGGAAAGGTGTTTGCTATCCTTACTCTTTTATCTGCACTAGGTGGTGCTGCATGGACTGGTTTTACTTTTTATCAGGATTACCTTGATATGAAGGAGAAGATAACTCTGTATACCGAGCCAGACCTCTCGCAATATGATGAGGGTATGGCAGTATTAAAATCAGAGATAGATATGATACTTCAAGAAATAACCATAATATCAGATGTAGCTCGTGATATGCGTTCAGATATGAAAGCTGATTTACGTCAGATGAACGGAGACATACGACACATAACTGAGATTGTGAATGACGTAGAAGATAGGCAGAAAGAAGACGCTAGAGAACTTTTAGATGAAATGAAGTTACTTGAAGAAGGCCTAGATACTAAAATAGATAAAGCTTTAAATAATCCCTTAACGGGGTTGACATCTAAGAAATAGTTACTATATAATAACTATAGCTGCCGTAAGGAGCTGATAAACTTCGCTTGCAAAGGAGGTATATTATGACAAGCTTAGAACAATACAATCCGTTTTGGATAGGATTTGATGATATATTCAAGAGGATGAACTCATTCGAGTACACATCATTCCCACCATACAACATAAAAAAAGTAGACTCTGAAAACTATGAGATCGAAATGGCTATCGCTGGTTTTACCAAAGATGATGTAAAAGTTAAGTATGCAGAAAATACTTTAACAATTACAGGTAAAAAGAAAGATAAGCAAGACTCAAAAGAACTTCTACATAAAGGAATATCTGAAAAGAACTTTACTAAAAAGTTTGAATTAGCTGATGACTTTGTAGTAGAAGATGCAGGGTTGCAAGATGGATTACTTTGTGTTAAACTTAAGAAGATAATTCCTGAAGAAAAAAGGGAAAAGATTATCGACATTAAGTAATCTCACTTTCGGGGGTGCTATAAAGGTGCCCCCTTTTACAGGAGAATAAATGTTAGATCAAGTTAAAGTATACAAAGAACGTATGCAGAAAGTTTTGGCTGAAGCAATACAAGCCAATAATCAGCAACTACTAAGTGGTAGTACTGATGACTATGCTGGCTATAAATTTTTAGTTGGCATAGGTCAGACATTAAACGATATGTCTGATAGATTAGAAACTGAGTATAAGCAATTATACAAAGATATTGCAGGAGGAACAGATGAATAAACTACCAAAACCACAAGGTTATCGTATGTTACTTAAACCTTGGGAACCACCAGCAGCTACATCAGGCGGAATACTTTTGTCGGATCAGACTAGAGAACTAGCCAAATTTGCATGTGTGGTATCACAAGTAGTAGATATGGGTCCAGAATGTTATAAAGATATGGACAAATCATCTACCACATGGTGTAAAGTAGGAGACTATGTTTTAACAGGTAAGTATGTAGGACTTAAATTTAAATATGAGAATGAAGATTATTCTGTCATAAATGATGATGAAGTCGTTGCTATAGTTCCTGAACCAGATAAAATAAAGCATAGATAAGTACTTGCAATATGACCACAAAATGTGGTATTATATTGCACATAGCGTGAAACGCAGTTCGCAACTGACGGAGGTATAAATGATAGAAGACCCAAAAAAAGAAGAAGATCTTAACGAAGAAATAGAAGTTGAGATTGATGAAGAGGGGCACACAGAAAGCCCATCTGAAGAGCAGCCAGCTCCAGAACCAGAAACTCCCGAAACAGAAAAGGAAGAAGAAGAGTTAGATGAAGAGCCTGAAAAGGAAGAAGACTCTACGGAACCTGAATCTGAAGAAGAAGAATCTGATGATAAAAAAGTATATGGCAAACGAGCTGAAAAACGCATAAAGCGTTTAGTAAAACAGCGTAAAGAACTACAAGAAAAGCTTGATGCACTTGAAAAAGAAAAACAAAAGTTTCAAGAAGAGCGTGAAGAACTAGCTGGTAGAACCGCTGAGTCTGAACTTGAAGCTGTAAAGCAATATGGTAATAGACTAAAAGCTCAAGAGAAAGAAATATTAGCTACTTTAAAAGATGCTAAAGCACAAGGTGATGTAGACAAAGAAATAGAAGCAACAGATAAATTAGCTTCTGTAAAAGCTGAAGCCTTAATTGTAAAGCAATACGAACAAAGAGCTAGTAAAACTTCCACAACTAAAAAAGTTTCTGCTGAAGAAACTGCTAGTAAGCCAGAAGAAAAAGCTACTGTTCCAGATAGAAGAGCTATTCAATGGCAAAAAAGAAACTCTTGGTTTGGTGGTAATGACCAAAGCCAAAAGATTATGACTCAAGCTGCTATGGTAATACATAAGGAGTTAATAGAAGAAGGAGTTTATCCTGACGCTGATCCTGATGAGTACTATAGTGAATTAGATGCTAGAATCAGAAATGAGTTTCCTGAAAAATTTAAAGCAGAAAAGTCAGCGAAAAAAGTACAGGTAGTTGCGGGGGGAACGCGTACTTCCCCAAGTGGCAAACAAAAAGTCACATTGACTAAATCAGAAGTAGAGACTGCTAATAAATTAGGAGTATCTTTACAAGAATACGCGAAACAAAAAATGCGCAGAGATCAAGCTGCGGGATAAGGAGTAGATGAATGACACAGGCTACTAAGACAACTCGAAAGACGCGAGCATCGGGTACTCGCAAGAAAACATGGGCACCACCAAGTCGATTGGAAACTCCAAAAGCTCCTGATGGTGTACATTATAGATGGGTTCGAAATGAACTATTAGGTGAGGATCACTCAGGTAATGTTCACGAAAGAAGCCGTCAAGGATACGAACCAGTTAAACCAGAAGAGCTTGGCGTTGGCTGGCAAGCGGATGTTTTAGACACAGGTAAACATGCGGGAACTGTTAGATCAGGTGATTTGATTCTAATGAAGGTTGACCAAGAAATTGCAGACCAAAGAAACGATTACTTCTCTAACAAGACCAAAGCTGCAGAGGGAGCGGTCAACTCTGAGTTGCAGAAAAACAATAGCGCTGTTGCACCTATAAGCCAAGACGAACAGTCCTCAGTCTCAGTAGGCGGAGGAAAAGAAGCAAAGTTCGAGGATTAATTTATTTGCCTCTAGCTTTGCATAACACTAACAAACGGAGGTAAACATGGCAGGTTTTGGATTAAGTCCAGTAAAACATGCGAAAGGTGGAATTGTTAGAACTAACAATTTTGTCGGTCAAAATGGTTATAGAATCGCCACTACTGCTCCAACTGCATTCTTCGAAGGTGATCTCGTGACTCTAAGCTCAGGTAATATCGTAACAGATATGGGAGCTGCAAGTCCAGGCGCAGTCGTAGGTGTTTTCTGGGGTGCAGAATACCAAGACAACTCAACTGGTGAAGTTAAGTTTGTCAGAAGTATTCCTAATGGCACTGTAGCCAAAGAGAAGTACAAGTGTTATGTATATGATGACCCCGATGTAATCTTTAAGATTCAAGCGGATCAGGCATCATCTGCAATAGCAGCTACTAATGTAGGTAATAATGTACAGATCGTTGCTTCACCAACAGGTGATGCAATCACACATAAATCAGGTCTTGTTGCTGATTCATCAACAGTTGCTACAGGAAACGCAGGTTTCCCATTACAAGTATTAGGTAGTGCTGAAATTGATGACAGCTTCACATCTGCAGGAACCACTATGGACATTTTGGTGAAAATTAATACTCATCAGTTTGGCAATGGTGGCACTGGCGTAGCAGGTATATAGGAGGATAAACTATGGCTATAACTAGAGCACAGATCCTCAAAGAACTTGAGCCAGGTCTTAATGCTATTTTCGGTACTGAATATAACAGATACGAAAATGAGCATGCCGTCTTGTTCGATGAGGAAACATCAAACAGAGCATTTGAAGAAGAAGTACTCTTCCCAGGCTTTGGAACAGCAGGTGAGAAATTTGAAGGCGCACCAGTCTCTTACGCAGAAACAGGTGAAGGCTTCGTATCACGATACACTCACAAAACTGTTGCATTAGCATTCTCATTAACTGAGGAAGCTATGGAAGATAACTTATACGATAAGTTGTCAACCAGACTAACCAAAGCATTAGCGAGAGCTATGGCTTCTGCAAAGCAGTTAACAGCTGCTAACGTTTATAACAACGCTTTTAGTACAGACTTTAAAGGCGGTGATGGACAACCATTAGTATCTAATGCGCACCCATTACAAAACGGTAGCACTGGTTCCAACAGACCAGCAACTATGGCTGACTTATCTGAAACATCTTTAGAAACAGCGTTAATTGATATCGCTGGATTTACAGATGACAGAGGAGTACCAGCAGCAATCGTTGGTAAAACATTGCACATTCCAAGACAGTTAGTATTTGTCGCTGAAAGACTTATGAAGTCTCCAAGCAGACCAGGTACTGCTGACAATGATATTAATGCAATTAACAACATGGGTATGTTACCTGGTGGTTACTATGTAAACCACAGGTTTAATGATACCGATGCTTTCTTTATTAGAACTGATTGTCCTAACGGAACAAAGATGTTTAATAGAGCTGCATTAACAACTAAAATGGAAGGTGACTTTGAAACAGGTAACGTAAGATACAAAGCCAGAGAGAGATATTCATTTGGATTCTCTGACTGGAGAGCTGTCTACGGTAACCAAGGAGCCTAATAAACTTATAGGTTGGGGGCTTAGTGCCCCCTTCCACTATTAACATTGACTAGCGAAAGCTAGATTATGAAAGGATAAACAATGGGAAGAACAACATTTTCAGGTCCATTAAGAGTTGGAAAGACTCAAAAAACAAGCGATGCAGAGTTTGCTGGTGCAGTATCTCTTGTCGCAACAGCCTATATGGCTGACCCAACAGCAGCAACTACAACAGCGCTTCGTAGAGGATCTAGTGCAACTGGAAGCTCTGCTGAAGCAGTTATCTTGCCTGCTAACGCAATCATCACAAAGATTGAAGCAGAAGCAGATGCAACTGGCGGTACAAACCCGACTTTTGATCTAGGCTTTATTGAAGTAACAACCGATAGCCCTACTTCAGATACTGATGGTATTATTGATAATGGTGACGCAGATGCAGGTCACACAGTCTTTGATTTTTCAACAGGAACTGTTGGAAATGACTTTGGCTTTGTAATGAGCTCAGACCATCCTGTTAAAATTACAGGTGGTGTAGGTGCTTCTGCTGCAACTGGTGGAAACATTAATCTAAGGATTCACTATCATGTTTACGATACTTCATTCGGAACTGATATAAGCGGAACCTAATAATTAAATATTAACTCGGTGGTGGGGTGTAATGACCCCACCCTTAAAAAGGAGAATATAACATGGCTTTAGTAACATATTTAGATGGTGCTAGAAAACTATTAAATCAGTACGTAATAGCTGCAGGAGATGCTACTGGTGCACAAAGTTTAAGTATAGATGTATCAGCTCTTGCTAAAAATAATGGCAAAGAATGTACACATGTATCTTTAAACAAAGTTTATTTTAATGTTCAAGTAACTGATAATGCAGATGCTGTAGAAATGCAGTGGGATGCGGATACTCAAAGACCATTCATCGTTTTGAATGGATATGATGATTATGACTTCAGCTCTATAGGTGGTATATCACCAACAACTGCTGATAAAGCTGCCAGTGGTTATACTGGTGATGTTACAATTGTAAATCCAGCAAGAGCAGCTGGAGATACTATCTTCATTAAAATGGAGTGGATTAAACATTACGCTAACTAATGGCAACATCTGGCACACATACGTTCCTT